ATGTTGGATTATAATTAATACCTGTTAAAATTCCACCTGCGTGAGTGCCTGTTGTGTTAATTGTTGGTGTTATATTCATTCCGGTATAACTGGAAATTCCTGATGAGGCTACAATTCCTCCATATAAAGCAATAGCCGCAGTATTTAAATTTGTAGTCGATGTAATGGTTGGATTAAATCTGAATCCATAATATCCAGATGTACCACCACTTATTGAAGAGTTTACTGTAGTTAAAATATCTATAGCAATAAATGAAGGACTTGTCGCGCCTGTTGGTGCAAAATTGCTCGCAGTATGTAAGTTCCTATAAGTGTTTGACCCTGATGGGATAACCGCTGTGCCATGTGCTATGCTTACACAATTTGAATCTAAAGCACTATTAAATCGCGAACTTATTACAAGTGTAGTGCCTGATGAAGTTATGGATGGCGCACTCGTGTTTGCCGCTGGTCCACTAGACAATGAAAAAAATGGTGCTTGTATTGTTCCCGTAGTTCCAATTCTATTTGCTGATGTATCAATTGTAAATGCCTGACTGCCGCCACTATTAGAAAATGTTAATCCACCAGCAGATAACGCTGTAAAAGTTACGGAATTGCCAGCCGCTAATAAACCAGCATTTGTCAAGTAAGCCAATATGGAGTTAGCACTATTTGCAAACCTAACAACATCACCACCACCACCACGCACATCTAATCTTGTATTAGCCGTAATGACGGATGCAGCCGGACCAATTAATACGTTACCTTGAAAAAATGGGTCACCTACAATGGTAGGGGTTGTTATTGTTCCCGTTCCTGATACAGGCCATCCGGGAAATGTTGCACTCCCTGTTCCACCGTTAGCGATTGACAAGATAGAGCCGCCAACGGTAGCCGCTTTGCTCAGATCAATTGCACCAAATCCAACAGCATTACCAGCACCATTGACCCGCATTACTTGGTCTGTCGTTCCTACCATACTGGCTTGACTTCCACCAGACGCACCACTCACACCCCAAACGCTTAATCCTAAACCTTGTGGTCCCGGCCAAACTTTTAATTTTAAAGGAGTGATCGCTCTTACATCATCTGAACCCGCATTAGTTTCTGCCTGCGTTGCAATTTCAATAAGACCTTTTACGGTTTCGCTCGCGTCTGGCGGTGTTGGTGTTGGTCTACTTACATCGAATAGAAAGATAATCTCAGCACTTGCAGCAAATAAAAGACCTCCATGCTCTGAAACATTTACAGGTATAGTCCACCAACTTCCGTTATCAATAGGTGCTGATGCAATTTCAAAAACTATAATTCGCGTGGCATCATTTCTTTGTTGGGCTACAATTCTATTTCCGACCTCCAAAACTCCTAACAATGCAGCGGCATCAAAACTTGCAGCGGCGACCTCTGCTAAATATAATTCAGTAACGAGACTTACGTCGGCATTATTCATTCGAAACGAACCATTGCCCGGGTCACCCGCAGTAGTATTGGCAATAAATTTCCATGCGCGTTCTATTATTCCAGAACCACCACCACCATCACCACCACCTGAAATCATTATCCAATCACCAGCATCCAACTCAGTTAAAAAATCTACTGAAGCAAATGGTCTTAATGGATTCGCTAACCAGAAAATTTGTATGTCGGGCGCATCGGGGTCCGTTGACATTTTATATAATACAAATACATCATCCTGAGTATAAACTCCTGCCTGCCAGAATGTAAAACCAGAAGGTGATTTACTAATGACTTCCCATGCGGGGTCTGTACCCGGGACAACATTCTCAGCGATATCGCCATTGGCTTGATACCATTCTCCTTGCCACGTAACGACCTCGCCATCACTATAGGCATGGTCTGTTATCCATTCAAAATTACCTGAAGTCGTTGACGTTAGCAAAGCGGCAAAATCAAACCGCTCAGTAATATGGTTGTCCATGTTCCTCACTGCGCCCCAATAGCCTGGTTTCAATTCTGCGCACAATGGCAATTGATCAATTCGAGCATTACTTAACTCTTCTGCCATAATATTTTTAACGTTTTAAGAATCCTGTCTCGGTCATTATAAATCCACCATCGGCAACACTTCCGAGGTCATCACTATTGTAACGGTCGTACCATTTAGCTTCTAATTTCACGGAAGAGTTTGCAAGCAATGATCTGTCCTTATACTCTGGCTCTGCATACCCTTCAGTCGTTTGACATTCAATGTTGTTGATTGTATAATTATCGCAATCCAATAAAGTCCCTAACTTTTCATGCATGTAAGGCGGTAAAGACCAGACCTGAAATAATAACACCCGGGTTTTCTTTGCGCTCACCTTAACAATACTGTAGTCGCTGTTCCTGTTTGTTGACCGTTCACCACCCGGGCTTCGTCTATGTCCGAAATGTGATGGTACTCTAATCATTCCCTGATAGCCAGTGGTCCATGTTATATCGAAAGCATTGTCGATGTTTTTATATTTGATTTGATTTGTACCCGGGTGTGAATTGCGTATGTCCAGCGGTTCGCTTCTCGCTTCTTTAAAATTGATTCCATCGATAGTGTCGAATGCTAGTAGCCTTATATAATATTCGCCCTCTGGTACATTACTAAATGAATGCACACTTTCAAACACATTGAAATTTGTTGTTGAGGTATCAAATTTTCCTGTTGCAGTTTGTGATGTGCCCGGACCTGTATAATTTTTTGTTATGACTAAATATTGATAGCCTAAAGTTGGGTCGTTAATGATATCCACGATACCATAATTACCATTGTAGCCGTTGACATTATTAATTATCTGGAAAACATCACCAACGCTCAACGGTATTGGTAACGGTCCGGAATTAAAATAAACTCTGCTTTGTCCAGTGACAGTATGCGCGCGGATTGCAATGCCAAACTCTTCTGTGACCCCAATATTTTGTTCCTTCAATTCATAAGAAAATGTTTTAACTACTTCACTGGTGGAATATTTTCGCAATTCAATTGCAAAATTTAAAAAATCAGAATTAAACTGAGTCGATACTATGTCACAAATGTTAAATGGCTGAAAGTAATTAACCTGGTCAAAGCCCTCGTGCTGTTGCTCGCAAAGCAATACATTATCCAACCCCTGCGGGTTATCGCACTGGCTGACATCTTCGCGCACGACAAAATGAATAGAATTCATAGTGGGGACAGTCAAAAAAGTCCCGTTCACTACCGTTGGCGCAGGCTCAGTAATTTCAATGGTCAGGAAAATTTCCTCCGCAGTGCTTACATCATGTATAAGGACGGTATAAATTCCAGCTATTAAGCCAACTCTATTTTGTGAAGTAGGTCCATCGTTCCATAAAAAAGTTCTATTACCAGAGCCACCAGATACTTGCAAGGTTATCGTTCCATCGCTTTCACCGTCTGCGGTTGCGTCTGTTTTCGTGTATGAGGCGACCATCGCCGATGGCTCGGTAATGTTGAAGGATTGACTTTTAACTGCGCCGCCTACTGTGTCAGTAACTATGACCGTATACGTTCCGGGAACAAGTGCAAAGATGTCTTGGGTAGTCGCACCGTTGTTCCATGAATAAGTAAATGGTCCTACGCCACCTGTAACACTTGCGTCAATCGACCCATTGTTCGCGCCATGCGATGTAACATTTGTTACAATGCCAGTTATATTAATTGGTGGCGGTGGTGTGTTGCTTTCCTCTGTTGCAGTGAAGCCATCAAAAAATATTTGTATGTCTTCTATTGGTGAGGTGGAAGGATATTCTCTTACGTCCCAATCAAGCACGAAAGCGAGCCAAGAATTAGACGCCGTGCTCGTTGATGGGGCAATGAACTGATATGAAAATGGTATCCAAAATCCGTAAGTATCTGAATCAATTATTGCATCCCTGTTTGGAATTGCAGATACATCAGGGAATGCAGTGGTCGCATACTTAACTTTTAATTGAACATTTTTGTCCGTTACCGTGTGTCCTCTATTACCCCAATAAACCCAACCGTTAAACGTGTATCTTCTGCCAGCTACGAACGCACCACCAGGTCTAAACCTTACCAGTGAACGATGACCATAGTTACCCGAAAAACTATATGAAGGACTGTCAAGTAGATTAGCTAAAAAACTTTTTGTGCCATCATGTTTCTGCGCTGTAGAAAATCCATATTGCGCGTGACCATCTACAACACCCGCAGATACATCACCAATATCTGAACCTTCAAAAGTTCCTGCATCAAACTTTGTCCAGAAGGTAGGATTTACCATTGTCCATGCCATAACAATTATTTTCTATAAACGTGTAATAATTCAAAGTCACCCATATTTTTAAATGAGTCATGCTCAACTCCTTTGTCAGAAATGAACGCCTCAAATTTATTTCCTTGACGGTCTTCAAAGTCTATAACACCATAAGGGATTGTTTTGATCAATTGGAAACTGTCCCTGCGTAATTCTTTTTTAAACTCGTACATGAATGGTTCAAACAGTGGTTCGATACCGCTCAAATCAAATTCCCCATCCTCATGCAGGTAATCAGTCTCACCAATTTTTTTAGAAGCCATGACATAATTCACTTCACCATAGGAAAATTTCACTTTCTTATTTGTGCTCCTGATTAACATACTTCCTATAAATGGATACCAGTTTTTTAAACACCTCGCGGGTGCTATGTCGTAATTGTAGCCAGTGTGGGGGTCAAGGACATTTATAATTGATTCATAACCTTCGTCCTGCTTTGTCCTGAAGCCAGAACCGATTGATGAGTCACGGATTAAAACGATGGCGAAATTTTCATCATCCAGTTTGCTGTCGGTGGTAGAAAATTGCAACCTCCTTTGGTGTTCAATTTGGTAGCCGCTCGTTCGTGTCTTAACTGAGATCTTATATTTGTTCTTGGTGTTTATAATTGGGATAGCCGCTTTGCGCAGGGTGTTGAACTCATCCACAGCGTTGACTTTCCCAATATCTAATTTGCCCTGATAGCCGTATTCGATTTCATTGTAAAACATCTTTTGATTAAGGCGTTTCTTAATGTCATATACTTTGCCCAACGATAGTATAGGAGTGTTTTTATTGTAAAAGAAATTCCTTTTTTCAAGGCGCAAAAGGTTTCTGCCAGAGTCAATCTCAAAACCGAAGCCAACACAGAAAACAGCATCGGTAAAATCTATTAATTCCTTAATGCTGGTAAATACTTTTTTGTCTTCCATTGCGCGCAGGTTGCCGCCATTAGTCCAGCCAATGAAAGCGCCCTCGCCATCAACGGCGTAGCCTAATTCAGTTCGCCCCAAAAGATCACTTGCGAAACAATCAATTTCATTTGTCAGATACCTACAGCATTGCAGGTAAACATCATGCAGTAAAAATGTTTTTACTATTGTCGATGGTGCTACCGTGGCGTTCTCAAAAAATATTTGAGTAGGTGTTGTGACGCCAACCCAATCGCTTTCAAATTCCCAATGTTCACCAGCAACAGGAGCGTGCCCAATATTTTCACCGACAAGACTCGCCCATACTTTTCCGGAATAGATAACACGCTCACCTTCATCAAATTTTGATTTATCATCCCACTCGCGAGGTGATGCTTGTACAAAAAAATTGTGCGTTAAAATTTCGGTGCTGAACCCTATCGGCATTGTGAAAGTGCCCCATACTCTAATCGTGTGGTATACATAAATTTTGTACCCCACCTCAATATTTACGTCCTCCTTAGTATACGATGCCTGAACGTAAGGGAAGTCTGTAGTTCCGCAGGGCATCGTTGGTGCGCGGGTGATTGGTTCAAGGATTAAAATGTTGTCATTTTTGTCGCGCATCTCAAACCAATAAATTATTTCGGTGTTCGCCGTTTTGTTGTGCTCAATACCGCAGACATAAGCGCCTTCATAATTAGTGTCACCACCAGAACCCAAGACTTCAATAGCGTGCCTCATGTTTATGTCAATGGCAGCGCGCAATTTTCCTGCTTCCGTGGCGCGGTATATTTCAAACCGCTCTTCTTTATGCGCGGTTAGATGCGTGATGTATTCTGCGGTTGTTTTTGAACCTGCGCCCATGCCTGGTTCAAGCTGTGGGTATGAAAAACCGACTTTAAAAAAATCAGTCAGCTCTTCGAAGGTTGCTTTATTTGTGTCCATACTGCCTACCATTATTGCATCCTTTTCTACAGAGAATGGGTGACCTAACGCTAACCATGCTTCGTATTCAATTGGATTTGTTATGGGATTTGGTGGCGGTGGGTCATCATCCGGTGGAATATTAAATGGGAAAACTTCTTGGTGTGGAGACTCATTACTATCCTGCGGACCGCCGGAGGACTTTTTGTAAATTGTTTTACTGTGGTAAGGGACTTGGAATGAATTGATAGGGGGGATAGCGCTGCCGTTCTGGCTGACGGTAGTTTCAATATCTATATTTGTGTCCAGCAAGTTTAAAATCCGTCTCTGGAAACCAATCTGCTCAATGTTGACAGTAACTTTATCTTCATACAGATCATATTTGTTATAGTTTATTTTGCCATTGGCATAGAGTTTCCACTTTCTTAAGTTGGGGTCATACTCATACATATTTACCAAGACCTCCGCGTCTATACCGCCATGTTTTTCAAATGCTTCCTTTAAATAATTCCGTCCCTGCTTAATAAAATCAATATCAAAAATGACTTCATAGATCACCCCCTCATTGTCGGTGCTGCGCTTTACGGTCTGTGTAACCTCATTAATTCCTATAGGGTCAGCTTCCTCTATTGTAAGCGGTCCCAAAAATTCGTTAAGGAGTTGAACACGTAATGCCATTATCTATAAAGTTGGTCCATGAAGTATTGTCTTGTCTCTGCATTCTTGACCATAGCCTGCATCCCCTGTTTGCTAATGTTCCAATGCTGTTCCTTTTTATTGCGTACAGTTTTTTCTAAGCTGTCCAGCTTGCTTCCTATCACCCCTAACATTTCCACATCCATTCTACTGCCCATTCTATCTTCATGCGGTAATGATGCAAGCGCTAACTGATTCATTGTTTCCTTATGCGTGTCAACTTTAGTGCGCGCAGGTAAAGCCATTACGGTTGACTCATCTGGTGACAGGAATGACTTGCCAGACGGTAGCGTAATAAGTTCGCTGCCCTCTTCACCAACTTGCGCCAATCCCCCTTTGTGATTTTTTGTACCTACTGCATAGGAAGGTATAGGCTTACTGACTACCGCAGCAATTTGCAAAGCTCCTAATACTGCGGTGATAGCTGCCAGCACGAAGGAAGCGGGAGGCGGGTATGTGCCTAATGCTTGACCGATACCTTTGGCGGTGTTGATGGCAATGCTTATCACGGCAACGGTCTTTTCAAAAATTGCTTGCTTACGCATTGCTGCCGCCTGTTGCATTCTTACTTTTTGTTCCTCGGCGGCGGCTTTATTTTTGATGGCTACCTTTGCAGTCTCGTTATCACCTGCCGCAGCCAATTCCGCTTCCATGTTTTCTTGAATCTTTTCCAAGCGCGCTTCTCGTGCTTCATTTTCAGCGGCAAAGAAGTTGTTAATGGTTTCCATCGCAAGGTCTACGCCGGTGGTAGAAAGTTCCTGCAATCCCTCTTGTACTTTTTGCTCGCCTTCAATCTTCAGTGCATTTTCATTTGTTTGCATTTGGAGTTTGACAGCACTAATTTGGTTTTGCAGTTCAATTTGTTTAGCGCTTCCTGCTTGGGCATTAGTTAACTGCTTTTCTAAATATTTTAATTGTGAGTCAAGCGAAGCCTGTTCACCCTTTTGTTGTATTTCTAATTTCTTGTCGTTGTAAGCCTGTAACGATATTTCGTTATCGGCAAATTGTTTTTCAAGATTTAATAAGTCTGTATTGACCAGCGTTCCAGCTTTATTAGCAAGATTTTGAGCATCGCGCGCGAGGACTGTAAATACATTTTCTTTTGCACGTGCTGTGGATGCTGCCGTGAGTTCATCCATTTTGGCGAACATATCCTCGGTAATCTTTACAGCTTCCGTTTGGTAGGCTACATCATTGTCGATGGCTTTGTTAATATGTTCCTCCTGTAATGCTAATTGCTGGTCAAGTGATAAGGCTGTGTTATTAAATATTTCGTCCCTTACTTCAGAACTTAAGTTTACTCTTTCGCGCGCAGCCTTACGCGCCTCGTCCATTTCTTTATTTGAAGCATTGATGGTCATTTGAATCTTTGCCTCGTTGATGTCCGCTATGGCCTTAGTCGATTCACCTAGATTTGAAAATTCATTTGCAATAATCTTTTCATTGGTGGCAATTGAATCTTCTAACTTCCATTTGTTTAAATTTTCTGTCGCTATACGCTCGGCGTTAATTGCGTCCTGCCTTCTCTTCTGAATAGCTTGCACGGTGGCGAACTCTTCGGCATTCCTTTTTTTCTTTCCATCCAAAAATTCCTGTTCAGTGTTATTGACCTTTGCAGTCAGGTCGGCAATTTGTTTCAGCTCATCTTCAGTCAATTGTCTAACTGCCAGCCCATCTTTGAGTACCGTTAACCGGTCTTTTAAAATATCTAACTCAGTTTGTGCCAGTGCGACATCACCCTTGCTTTGCTCTTCCAGTAATTTGTTTGCTTTTCTCAGCGCTTCGAGTCTGTCCTCTTCACTAAAACGTAAGTCATCTTTGACCTTCGCCATTTCCTTTGACACTTCCAGCTCCGTTACACTGTCATCGATTATGTCCTGAATGGCATCTTTGTTAAATTTGTTTTGGCGCTCCTGAATAGCCATGAGCTTTATGGCTTTGTCTTCTGCAACGCCATAGTATTCCATTAATTTTTTTAGTGCCGACTCCCAAGTATCGACCACCACTTTTTCTATTTTGTCATAACCATTTTCCACCCCTGTGGCAAATTGTATCGCAGCGTTCGCCGCTGTTCTTGCAGCCTCTTGCCACTCGCCGCTAAACGCTTGACCGACTGCTTTTGCCAGTACTATTATTGAGGTCAACCTATTCCATAAATTTGTAGCGAGGAACTTTACAAAGTCTTCGCATGCCTGCAACGGGTCTTCCCACATCGCACTAAGTTTATCGGTTAACGGTTGTATTAATTTCATGAAGCCCTCAAATGTCTCTTTGGGCTTGGTGAACATATCGACCAGCGCTTTACCTACCGATTCAAGTATGTCAAGGAATGTGTCAAGGATGGCCTCACCAACTGCAAGGACTTTATTCCATTTATCTTGCCCCTCGCTTGTGGCAGTGAAGTAGCGCGCAAGTCCGGCAACGGCTGCGGCGATGGCTACTAAAATAAGTCCTACAGGATTGGCGACTAATGCCCACAGCGCTTTCCCAAAACTGACAGCGCCATCATAAGCGGCTTTCAACCCCGGGGAAATTTTACCAAGTGCGTCACCTAAACCACCTGTCGACTTTTCGCCCTCTTCCAATTGCTTATTCAGTTCATCGGTGGAGGTTTCTGCCATCCCTGCTTCCTTACGGTATACGTTTATTTGGGTAATGTTATTTTGGATGGCAATTTTTAAGTCATCAAAAGATTTTTTCCCTTCATCGGTAGACTTGTCCAGCCCCTTTTGAGCAATCATTAAATCCTTCGTCTCTTTTTCTTGGTCTTGGATTGCCTTATGCGCTTTCAGGATTGACGCGGTATAGTTTCCAACATTGCCGCTAAACTGTCCCATCTCTTCGCGTAATTCGCTGGCAGCTTCCTTCTGAGATTGGATGGTTTTCAGGAGTGTAACACCTGTTTTACTGTTACGTTCCTCTTCACTTCTGAGATTAGAGTATGCCACACGGTTCGCGTTCAATGCGGCTTCAATTTCTTTTAAGGATGAATTAAGTTTATTAACTGCGACCGCCTCCTTCTCACCAAGCGCATTTTTTTCCTTCATCTCAGCTTTCAACTTCACCAATGCCTGTTCTTGTTTGCGATACTCGTCATTGTCGCGCGCGATGGCTATCGACATGGCGTTGGAAACTTTGGTAAGTTCTTTCTGCGCCTGCGCGAGTTTATCGGTGTCGTCTTTTAATTTTTTTGTAGACATGCCACCACTGCCAGCGGAGCCAGCACCTTTAAAGGCATTGGAAAAATCCAACCCTGCTTTCCTGACTTCCTGCATGGTGACCAAATATTCCTCCCAATTCTTTTTCATCACCAGCGGCGCGCGCAGTGCCTCGTCACTTATAAAATCCTGTCTCTCAAACTCGGCTGCCATAACTTTTCGCTTTATTATTCCGCGACTCTACATTTTTCCTCTTTATGATTTTATTGTATTCATTATACCGTGATAGTGTTAATGAATCGTCAACGGTGAAGCCTAACGCCGTTGTCAAGTTCGCCATCAGGACTTCAAATGTTACCTGCTTGTTACTGCCTTTGCTCTGCTCACCTGCTTTCACGATGGCCTTATAACGCATTTCGATTTTGGTGACTATGTTATTGGATTTATTTAGCGCAGCGTTAAGACTTCTAACATAGTCAGAGAAGGAAGTCAACATAATTTTGTAACCCTTGCTCGCCAGGCGGTCGATGATTACGTTATCAATCACAAAAAATGATTCCGTCAGGTCAACCCTTATCACAAGGAAGTCGGCTAAAAGTTTATTGTAGTGGTTCAGGTTATCGTAGTAACTCCTATACTCAGCACTGCCATTAACTTTGCTATTCTCTTGTATAATTTTTTCCCACTGCTCAAAACATTCGTCAATAGTGCCACGCCCATACATTATCAATTGCATGTAGTCCGCTGTCTCGGCTACTTCAATAAAAAGTTTGAGCGCAATATTGTTATAGTCAAAAAATCTAGTTTGCGGAGTAGACGCCTCTATAATATTCCCGGACACTCGCCTCGATGATTTCCAGAAAGAAAGATTTGCCTTCCGTGCTCGGCCAAAAGATTGCTTCGCCGTATTTGTCAACCAAGTGATCACGTTTTTCATCTTTTGAATCTATTATGATTGGAAACTTTTTAACCACTGCATAAAACCCATCCCAAAAATCTCCTGTCAACCTTAAATCTGTCACCCCCTTAGGGTTAAGATGTAACTTCATTTCAGCATAATCTTTACTCCGGTATGCCTGCAAAAATTCACCGTTACCATCCTTACCATTTAATAACTGACCTGTTATGATGTCCAGCAATAGATGTTCATTCTCTTTTATGATTTGTAGTAAAGCGAATTCCTGCGCTTTAATCGTTACTTTCTCCATTTTCGCTATGTAATCGGTAACTTTGCTCATAAAAATTAAGTAAACCCCGGTAAATTAACAGGGGTTTACTCTTTAGGTTTAGGTACTAGGTAAATCATCGTCATCATCCCCATCGTCATAGTCAATGGTGGCAGTAGTGCCATTCTTGACAGCTTGTGGTTCTGATTTGATTTTTGCTTCAGCTTTTTCCCATGCCGCTTCCATTTCGGTTTCCTTTTTTTCAGGATTACCTAATGCGAAGTACTGCTCAAACTTTTCTTTGAATTGTTCGAACGTCAATGATTCTTTGTAAGAGATATTTACTCTCATGGGGTGATAGTTACGGTTGCAGCAATTAACTCATAGGCCTTAACGCTCAAATTATCTGGTGTTTCACCGCCGAGCGTTCCGGTTGTGAATGCAGTTCCAATAATTGTATAAACTCCATCGACTTCAGTGACAGATGTTATAGGTTCAACTACTCCGGCAACAGATTTTTTGATAAAGTCTGCATTATCCAAGCCGAGGATATTAGTCTCATCGCATACAGTTTTAACAGTAGCTTTTATTTCGGTCGCTGTTGGCGTGCCAATGATTGTAATCTGTCCATCAGTTAAGCGGTTCAACTCATCAACATAAGACGCTTCCATTATCGCCCCTGTCTTGTCTATCTGCTTACTGTTTTTAAGTACAATATAAATTGGTGTGCGCGTTGCTGCGCTGCCATCACTGATCATCAACTTTTCAACGTTCAATAGACTGACATTAAAGCCCATAAAGTCGCCATCGGTATTGTCCATACCAAACAACTGGTTTTCAATATCAAAAAACATCACACGTTGATTGCCTCCGTTATGCGTTCCCATTGCGCGGTGAGTGCAAAGGTCTTGCTGTACTTGTACGCGCCATCTATACTTTCCGTCTCTAACTTTTAAATCTGCCAGTGGCGTTTCTTCATATACTGCGTCCTCCTTTGCGTCTTCGAAGCCGACAAATGGCGGCCATAAAAATATCCGTTCATTTAAATCCGGATTCAACATTGCATCCTGCAAAAATAGTTTGATAGCATCGTCACCCTCTTCAATTGTTGCCGCAGGTATTTTAAATCCTAACGGTGTGGTGAACATTGTAGCAAACATTTGAGGAAGCATGGTGCAGCGAACCACACCCATATTTTTTTTCGCTTCATCACAATTGCTCATATCTTTAAATACATTTAGGTCGTTTGTTTAATTTTAAATCGATTAATTCTATTGCATCGATAGGGTCTTGAAAGATGTTTTTTACATTCCCCTCAGTATCAGCGGTCCCCCAGAACGGTCTGTCAATAGGCTTGCATGGTGGGTATTGTTGATGTCCCTCCCATGTGAAAATTCCAGACTTCTTAATACACACGAAAAACTTTTCAACCATAGGATATAGAATAGGCCACAACACTTTTTCATAACGCTGAGACGCTTTATAGTTTTCGTCCGTGAACGTGATGAAGGCAATGTTAAGGCTGACATGTTGCAGACCGTTGATTAATTCCTCCGGAACATCTAAGCGCAGCGCGACCAGTGGGTACCTGCGATATTTGTATTGTGTCCCTTCTTTTTCCGTCAACGTGTTTGCAATTTCTAAGCGGTGCCCATACTCATAGTAAGGTTTCTCTTCACCTTACTATAGGAGTCCTCATATGTTAAAAATGTTCATGTTACCCGGGCAATCAAATGTGTGCTGTAGATAAGTGCCGAACGTGTTGTAGTAAGAGTCATCATAAAAATCTGTGTAATGACCTAGACTGTTCCCGTATAGCAGATACCCATACAAGGAATTGGATTGACGGTAGTAATTACCTGCATACTTTGAAAACTCATTGTATGCAAAAGCAATGTTAGGCGCAGCGCTTACAACTGTCGCGTTCTCCTGATTGCGCTGTACCATTCCCGACTTGGTATGGTCGCGCATCGTGTCGCGTGTCCAGTAAGCATACACGTAGGGTATCAATAAATTTTTCATCCCTACCCAAGTGTTTTGCTTAGAATTGTAATTGTAATTTTTAACGCCGTTATATAACATCAACCACTGATCATCTGCCACCATCGTCCATGATGTTCCTTCGACAGGTACGTTATTCAAATTATTATCTACCAGAGATTGCCAAACGTGATAATTGTAGAATGCTAAATCATCAACCGCATACCCGGGCGTATTAGTACCAACCCACTCAGGCGGTAACACACCAAGACCAGCGATGAAAGATTCATAAAGGGATTGACCGAGAAGTTTGACCAATACATACGTTACCTTTTTGTCAATGTAATTTTGGAATTGAAAATTAGGTTGCGTTCCTCCTTCAGGCGCTTGCGCTTGTGCATTTGGAACGTTGTAAGGAATCTGGTTAAAGTCTTCCGTGGTTAGTATCTCCATCTTTCAAAAATTTTACCTACATGTCTAACCTACCTTTGCCTTTATCTTTACCCGACTTATCTTTTGCGGGAACAGCGTCACCAATAGTCGCCGCTTCACTTGCAACAAGTTTTTCGGCAGCGAGTTTGTGAACTATCTTCTTTACTCCTTTCTTAAGGAATTTGCTTTTACCGGTACCAGTAATTTCTACCAGATCATCGGCCTTTACTTTCTTGTCAGCCATTTTTATACTGTTTGAAGTTGTTATCATTTTTATTTATGGTAGTGTTGGTGCAGTAAGTAAAACCTTAATTGCATCGAAGTCCCCCTTAACAAATGAACCTTCATTGTTAGAAGCTATATAATTATGGAAGTATGTCTCCACAATAACACGGAAGCGGTTATGGTCTAAATCACTTTCCACACCAGTGACAGGACTGCCAATGACAGTGACACCATAACCCATGCGGACGGTGATGGCCTCGTCTTCAATTTCCCACAGACCACTTTCACCTAAGATGAATTCGCCTACAGGAATTTTTGTTGAGGTACGAAGCATGAAGCCCATCATTCTGGTCTGGCCGTTCGGGTCTGTTGTAGGTATAGTCAAATAGAATTGACCGTTCACGTCCTGTAACATTCCGATACGCCATTTGTCTTGTGGGTTCATAATTAGCACGTCAGGGAAAAATCCTAGTGCTTCAATTTGCGCAGCGGCGGCGGCGATGGCATGGTAGTCGGTAGGGTTTTCATATTGACCATCTAATGCGCTGCCCACATAAGGCGCTGCATCTGCAAGAAGATCTACGGTAAGGATTGCAGCGTAGTCCCTTAAAAGTTTTTGCTTAATCAACCGTTGGATGATCGCATACGCTTCCTTGCGAAACTTTGCAAACTCTTCTGTGTAAACTGTCTTGCCTGCAACCTTGCGGTACTCGCTGAAGTTACGGACCAGTGAAGTAGAGACTAAAGGTTTCAAACCACCTTCTGCAACAATTGCAAAAGCGCCTTCTTCATCGCCTTCCTCCAACCATGTTTTGAATTGTGAAATCTCGCCCACTGTCCTGCGTGAAGCAATATCAAAAACATATTCACGCGCATAACGTTTTGGCACGAACGCACCTACTGAGAATGATTCCAGTAATTCATCAGGCAATGCGGCGTCACCTGTTATGGTGTTTTCCAATGTCATTATCGCGGCAGCCTTAACGGACAATTTCACCTGTCCAGCTTTTGCGCGCACAACATTTTCAACGTCTGCCATCTTCTCTTCCAGTTCTGTCTTGAAAGTTTTATTCTTGACAGGCGTACCAACTGACTTAAGGTGCTCAATCGCTTCACCTTGCTTTTTCAGAATTGCGCGAATGCCTTTATCGTCTTCGCCAATTAGTTCCTCAACTTTTTTGAGGTCTAATGCCATATCACCTTTGTCGTTAAACATTCCTTTAAATGCCGACTTGACTTCCTTAACGACTTCATCTTTATCTACCTGCTCTGGTAGTTCGGAAATGCGAGAATTCAATTCCTCAATTAATTTGAGGTTGTCTCCCGTAAGACCTTTAACATCAAATAATATCTTCTTCATCTTTTGAATTCGTTTACGTTTAATTTATAACCACCAATCTCCACCAGAACTTGATCGGCTTGTTTTGTTTTGAGTGATTTAAGTTTTGCTCGCTTCGGCTCAATACGTGCAAGTGATATATGTTTAGTTATCAATTGTCTTAATTCTAATTGCTTTACCCGTGGTAAAGTTTTTATGAAATCATCTGTCTCATAGTCCAGATTCTCTTTAGCGGTGACAATATCTTCAGCGGATTTAATTGCATAGGTTTCCATGTTGCATCCAATGGTTACCGCGCTGCCCTCGTATAGTTCCACCTCTAGCAACATTATGGAGTCTGTCGCTTCATCATAGCGCACCTTGTCCCAGACATATTCATATCCAAAACTGAATTGGTTGATGGTGCCGGATTTGATTTGTACTAAGCACCTGTCAGCGGTAGGGATGGGGTCTAACTTCGCTTTGAAGTATAGCCCATAGTTATCTTCCTTAAGTTCAAGGAACTGCCCGATAGGTTCTGACAGAATATGTTGCCAGAGCATTACTATTTTATATTTTGAATCGCTATCAGGTCCGCGCTCGCGGATGGATTTTTTAAAGCATCCTTTAACACAAGTCTCTCCGCAAATATCTTTCACACCGAAGACAGCCATGTAACCTTCTACAATACGTTCGTCCTCACTGACTACTGAAAGCCTTAAGTCTAACATGTGAAGGTTTCCCTCCGCGTCAATGAAGCTGCCAGACAAATTATTTATTGGTCTTGCTTTCAGCCTCAACGCTTTTATCTTCGGGTGTTGCTGGTTGTTCTGGTTGACCAGGTTGTCCGGGTTGTGTTTGTTGTTCTGGTTGTTCATCGTAGTATTTTTCAAATTCTGGGTCTGGGTTTTTCTCTTCACCAATTAATTCAAGCCATCTGTTCTTCGTTATTAGTCCGGCTTTGTATTCCTTCTCGGCTGTTGAACTCATGGTTGAGCGCGTGTCTGCCACAAGTTTTTTATCCTCTTGCAGTACTTCAACTTTTGTGAAGTCACTCCACACATATAAGTTTGCTCCTTCACTTACTACGCCGCTGGTAAATTGCTCTAGGCGTGAATCACTTTCAGGTATTATAGTGTCGCGGTAGGCAGACTTCATCGCTTGCTTTTTATTGTCAAAGGTTACGTCCTTAGTCCGGGACATTAACTCCACCGGCCACCCGTAGCCATCACATAGCCTGTTGATGTCGTCATCAATTTCCTCGAACAGCATTAGGTCGGCAGTAGGGAATCCCATTTGCTGCCATTGCAGATTTGCGTCACTAATTATTATTTGGAAGGGTTGGCCGATTAATCCGTAGCGCTTAAAATCAGTTTGTAACTTTTTCTTTTCGTCAAGGTCTAAGGGGATTACACCTGCTTGGTCTTTCGCACCATTGGAGAGTATACCGATAGCGCCGCGCTTAGTTATCAGTGTGTTGCGCGCTTTGTATGCAGCAACAATATTCGAGATGGGGTATTCGAGCGATACTAAACGACTATCGGGTATGGTTAACTCTGCATCATAATCGGTGCCTATGCCATCGTCATAAATAAAAAAAATGTCGTCAAACTTTAATTTAATCCGTTCACCGTTCCAAAAAATAAAGTAATCTTTATAAATGCCGCTGATATTTTTTTCCTTCAACCACCTGCGCGTATAGTCTAAGTCAAATAACCACGGCGGGATATTCCATAGTGAAGTGAGCTCGTCCACCATGCCAACGGGGCGCATGCGCAGGATAGGCACGTAACCAAAAATATCTACGTAGTGATTTAACTGAGAGAAAAATTGCTTTTGCGTCTGTAGTACATTTGGCTTTGCTATTACATTGCGAATTGATTTTGCTTCTGCGCCACTGCCTTTATTATCGCTGTTGGAATTGTAAACGTCAATCGTCCCGGTGTTAAATGCCTTCGCTCGTTTACCTACTACGGCTTTGAAAGGTGCGCATTCTCTGAAAGCTCTCAGGTAATCCTTCTCACATTTCAAATCAAAAAAATAATCCTCTCCACCAGATAAGGATAAATGGGTGACGCCGATATGGTTGTTGTATTTGTCTAAGAGGTATTCGGCACTTGCCAAATTCTCCCATCCCTCCAATGAATCTTTCACATTAAATAGTCCGTTTGGATAACGTTATCCATTTGAAAATTATAAATGTGGCGGGCTTGTTCTCAATTGATACCGTATATGATGTTCCTATATACGCGCGTAAAACTTCATACTTCTCTAACCAAATAAAATCTCCATTTATGTTAATGGGCAGCCATGCGAACCGCTTAATTAATTTAGTGGTGCCATGCTTTAACTTTTCTTTTCCGGTTTTTAATTTCATAAAAACGTAATACTGTCACTTAGCTCGGCCATCAACATAATGGGTTGCAGTGGTCCGTTAAATGTTAATTGACTCAGGTAAATGCACTTATTTTTACTTATCCTTTCAATCTCATCATCGGTTAACTCCCAACACGTAATAACTTCCCCGTCTGGCATTCGCAGCGCTGGCAGTGGTTGGTACTGCGGTTGGTCTTTACCGAATACGATATTATGTCCATGAAATATTTTCGGTTTCATATCACGCGCGTATTAAGTTCACTAAGGCTGCATAACGCGCAGCGTCCCACAAATGATTGAAGTCATCTATCGGCTCATCCAACCTGATTCCATTAACTACTCTATAGATGTATTGCCCTTGTTCTTTGCGCCACTCTGGACAATCCACTAAATGGATTTTGTACTTTTTCAGTAGTGAGATGCCGTACTTAATTGAGCCATTGAACTTGGTCACCGGCATAACTTTTAATTTTGCCTTACGACATTCCATAATAAAGCCGAGCGCGTCTGCGCTATCCATCACCAATAAATTGTTTGCACCTACATGCTCGCGGACCGCTGGCACATATTCATTGCAAGAGGGGGTGGGCTGGTAAAATTTCTTTTCTAAGTAAAGATTGTTTCCAATAACGCCACATTTAACAATAGTGGACGGGCTGTTGGTGTACCCTAAGTCACTGCCATAAAATACTCGCTCGCATGCCGATGGGAATTCTTTCAGCCATGTAACATGCTGGAATATCAGACCTTCAGGGGCAGTGCGCAGACCAAGACCGTAAACGTTCCATCGATAATCATCCGCAGTTCCTTCATTTTCGTTTTTTACACAGTGTAATAATTCGATTAACTCTTCAATTGAATACTTATCTACATTTTTCTTTATTGCATAAGTTTTACAATACGCTATGGCTTGGTTGGCTTCCAGTTTTTTATCAATGAGGACTTTTGCATATACCGCGCACTGGCTAACTGACTGATAACTTAAAATCTTCCTCCGCTCATTTTTAGTTATGTATGGATTGTCCTTGAATGTTGTCTTTAGAAAAGAGACGTCCTTGCGGTTGCCTACCTTGTCATAAACCCAATGCTCAGTAAATTTTGGATTATAGTCACCCCACCAGAAGCGCCTGCATCGTTGCTCGGTGTCATCAAAAACGTTTTGCGATATGTCTAACATTTCATTGAAGTAGGCTATGTCACACGAGTTGCCAGCGAACACACTTTCATTTTCAGCACCTAATAAATTTATTTTGTTGCCGTATAGCTTAAACGTTTTGACCTCCTGCTTATCTGCGAATGGTGATTGGATACCGGCCATAGGTAGCCGCCTATTGAAGTCATCGTAAAGCGTGGTCTTAAAACTGTTGTAAGTTTCTTTTATGATGTTGATAGTCCAGTCTGAACTAACATGGCTGGTCAAGTAGATAATAAAATCTATACTGCTCCATGTTTTACGCGAACG